ATTATCCTGATAGTGTTAAAAACAACGCACAAGCGGTATTGAAATATGTGGAAGAAAATGGATGGGGTAGTTGTGGAACTGATGTAGGAAAACAACGTGCTAATCAACTTGCTAAGGGTGAACCAATCAGTTTGGATACTGTTAAAAGGATGTATAGTTACTTATCAAGACATGAGGTAGATTTAGAATCAAGTAAAGGATATGGTGATGGATGTGGTAAATTGATGTATGATAGTTGGGGAGGAAAGTCAGCGTTAAGTTGGTCTCAATCAAAAATCAATCAAGCGGAGAAAATGTCTAAACAATATTTTAAAATTGATAGTGAGGAAAAGAGAATTGTATTAGGACCAGCAATGATACCTGACCAAAAGATATTCCGTAAAGATGCAATGGGTAATCCATATTATGTGTTCTTTACAGCACAAACAATTCGTATGATAAGTGAAAAGTATATGAAGAATCAATATACCCGTAACAATGATTTGATGCACGATGGTAAAGCGGTAAGAGATGTATATGTGATTGAATCTTGGATCAAGGAAGATGAAAGTGATAAGTCAGTTAAATACGGATTTGGTGATGTTCCTGTCGGTACTTGGATGATTGCAATGAAGATCGCAAAGACACCAAAAGGTGACGAGGTATGGAATCAAGTGAAGGAAGGTAAGTTAAACGGATTTAGTGTATCAGGTTTCTTTGAAGAAGTTCAAGCGTTCAGTAAGGAAGAAATGTTCTTATACAAAGTTGCTGAGATATTAAAGAAGTATTAAAAAGAAACCCCTCAATTACGAGGGGTTTTTTGTTAGTCATAAAAATAATATTTATCGTTTCTATGTTTATATTTGTAAATCAAATTACTTATTGGTGAATATATATATTTACTCATTAATAAAATAGGAGTTAGTATTATTATTAAGAAACCACCAAGTATATACTTTAGAAATATGTTTTCCCAATTAATATTTCTTTTAGGTTTAGAACCAAATCCTGATTTATATTTGATTGGTTCAATAACATAATATGAATTATGAAATTCTTTTTCAAATCTTTTCCAACCTACACCTAACCTCTCATCTAAATACATTTCAAATAATTCAGGTAATTTACAACTATGACTGATACAATCTCCCCATCCACCAGCATTTTCTTCAACATAATTTACCAATGTATTAAAACAAGTAATATCTGTATAATCTCTTTCTTTAATAATTTCCCATAAATATCTAATTGAAAATACTTCAAATGGTTCATAAAATTCAGATGTTTTATTCCATTTAATAAATTCTAAATGGTTTTCCCATTCAATATTAATTCTTTCAAAATAAAATCTATGTAACCCAAGTAACATTTCAATTTGTCTTTTGTGTGGTATTTTTTTCATATTTATCTTTTGTTCCACAAAGATAAAGACTTTTTACCAAACCACCAAAAAAAACTTTTCCACATAGTTATCCACATATTAATGGTAATAATGACTTATATCTATATATATAGATAAGGAATAAATAAAATAAAATAAAAGTAAAATTATGTCAAATTCAAAAAGTGCTATTCAAGAGATTAAATCCCTTATGGTACAATTTGGTTTCTTAAAGAATGAAGAAACTGAGATTGTAAAAGAGATATTTCTTGATGCAAAGTTGATTGATGGTACTGAAATTAAAGTGGAAGGTGATTCGTTAATTGAAGGTGCTAAAGTTATGGTTGTTACAGCTGAAGGAGAAATTGTAGCTCCTGATGGCGTACATGAAATTGAAGGTGGTGCAAAAGTTGAAACTAAGGAAGGTCTAATAGTTAGAATTGAAGAAGTTGTAGCTAAAGAAGAAGAAATGGAAAAACCTGAAGTTGAGATTGAAGTATCTAAAGACGGAATGTCAAAAGAAATGGTAGATATGTTGAAAGAATTTATCTACAAAATGGGTGATAAAGTTAAAAAGATGGAAGAACAAATGTCTTCATTATCTACTGACTTTAGTTCATTCAAGAAAGAACCTGCAGCAAAAAAGATTGCTGATGGAAAAACTGAAAAGTTTAATAAAACAGATGACTACATGGATTCTAAATTGGAAGCCATTGCAGCATTAAGAAAAACAAATAAATAAACAAAAAAACAAAAACTAATAAAATTATGAAGATTTTATCAAAAGAACAATTCGCATACGACGTTGCAACTATCGGTGGATACGTTGACCAAGTTGGTGGTGAATTACTTTCAAAAGCGTTAATCGGTGGTACAACCGCAAGATACGCAAATGTACGTTTAGGTATTAAAGGTACACAAGCATTGAATTTATTAAATTCTACTGCTTATTTCCAAGACGGTACTTGTGGATGGTCTCCATCAGGTACAACTGAATTTTCTCAAACAAACATCACAACTTGTCCTGAGAAGTATAACGAAGCATTGTGTTAATTTATAGCACCATTACAGGGTAACCTGTAATTGCAAATCGGGAGAATTGCTGGGAAGACTTGAAGAAGTTCATCAGCAGCCGAACTTAGGAAGTGAAAAAAGTACTAAGGAGGTTCAACGACTAACAGGTGAGTATCACAAACAATAAACCTGACACGAGTACCCGACAACTTTTAAAAAAAGTTGATGATATAGTCTGAACTACAGATATAACAAAAAGAAACTGTAGAAGTTGAGATAAACATCTCAACGATAACAAATGTATAAAGACCTTTATGATACATATCAGTCAATGTTATTGGCACCTGGCCAAACATCTGAAACTGTACCATTTGAACAACAAATTGCTGAGTTAAAAGTTAAACAAATTCAACAAAGAATTGAACAACAATTGTGGGGTGCTACAACAGGTTCATCTTGTTTCAACGGTTTCAAAACATTAATCTCAACAGGTACAACAGGTGTTGCTAACTCAAGTGGTGTAACTTTCTCAAGTTCTGCTGCATATGGTGTTAGTGGTAACCCTATCACTGAAGTAGATAAGTTGATTAACGTATTAGATGATAACGCAATGTCTCGTGAAGATTTAGTTGTGTTTATGTCATACGCTAACTTCCGTTTATACATTCAAGCGTTAACACGTGCTAACTTCTTCCAAAACTATATCGGTTCATCTGATATTACAGGAATGATGGAAGCAACTCAACCTAACACAAACGTTAAAGTCGTTCCAACTATTGGTCTTAATGGATCAAACCAAGTTGTAATCGGACCACGTGAGTACATGGTTGTAGGTTTTGACTTATTGTCTGATCACGAGAAATTGGTAATTTGGTATTCTAAGGATTTTGATGAATTAAGATTACGTGCAAACTATAACTACGGTGTAACAATCGCTACGTTTGGTTCAACTGCATATTTCGCAACTAACAACTTAGCATAGTCTAAAAAAATATAAAAACAAAAGGGGTGAAAGTCCCCTTTAACATAAATAAACAAAAATTAATTATACACATATGTCATGTTATATATCTTCAGGAGTTGACTTAGGTTGTTCTGATGGAATTGGTGGTATTAAAAGTATTTGGGTATTAGGTGCAAGTGGTGCAACTGCACCTGATGTAACTGCAGTAGCGGTTACAGGAACAACTGGTCCTATCACAGGTATTACAGGTTCAGGTGTTTGGTACAATTTTGAATTAAAGAGAAACACTTCTTCTTTATCTCAAAATACAACTAAGAACTTTGAAAATGGTACTATCTATTGGGAACAAGTTTTAACTGCCGTTCTTTACAAATACGACCAAGATAAAAGAAACCAATTATTGGTATTAGGTCAAAATGACCAAACACAAATTATCGCTATAGATCAAAATGATACACAATATTATTTAGGTCAAGTAAACGGATTGTATTTAAGTGGTGGTTCTGCTGCTACAGGTACTGCATTCGGTGATAGGAACGGATTTGAACTTATTTGGACAGGCCAAGAATCTTCTCCAGCTAATGTAGTAAGTGGAGTATTATCTTCAATCTTTGCTGCAGGTGGATTTGGTAGTGTAGCATAGTAGGTCTGAGGACCGAATTTTCTATATCTCTAATTCTAATAGAAAGAGGGTCTAAGGACCCTTTTTTTTATGCTATACCAATTCAAAATGATTTTTTTTATATTTATAATTAAAGAGTATAAATGATCTATTTGATTAAGGGACAGAATAACAATTTGGTGTTGAATATTAACAATAATAGTAGAACTACTTTTACTGGTTATACGTTAAACTTTACACACGTAATGAGTAAAGAGGTTAAGAATTATACAATTAATATTAGTGATCCTGCGGTGTATTTCCAAAACATTCGTTATTGTGAAATACTATTACCATTAGCAACAAATGATTTGAATTACTTAGGTGAATATATATTAAACATATATGGTAATCCTGATAATGAATTGGTTTATAGTGGTATTACTATTTTACAAGGAACTGAAGCGGGTACAACATTTACCCAATATATCTCACCAAATGAGACTAATGAGAATTATATTTATATACAAGATTAATTATGAGTGAAATACAAAAATACAAATTAAGTAGAACGAATTTTGACCGTGCAACAGTACCTGTTTTTGCGGAAGTATTGCAAAGATACCCATGGGTGTACTATGGTGATCAGAATCTATTACCTCAGTACTTTATTGAGTTATACGATAACTGTGCAATACATAAGGCGGTAATAACCTCTAAGGTAAATCAGATTATGGGTGATGGTATTGTATCATTAAACAATCCAATGGCATCAGTTAATCTTATTAATCCATCTGAGAATGTATCTGATGTAATGAGAAAATGTGCATTGGACTTTATGTTATTTGGGGGTTTTAGTTTACAGATTGTAAAAGCAAGAGATGGTTCAATTGCTGAGATATATCATTTGGACTTTAGTAGAGTTAGAAGTGGTAAATTAAATGATGATGATAAGATAGATACATATTATTATTCAGCACATTGGAAAGATACAAGAAAGTATCCACCTCAAGAATATCCTGTGTTTAATATGGATGATAATTCTCCTAATCAAATTTATTATTACAAAACATATGTTCCATCAATGAGTTACTATCCTGTACCTGATTGGTCAGCGGGACAACGTGCAATTGAGATTGATATTGAGACTAAGAACTTCCATATGAATAATTTACGTTCAGGTATGGTTCCAAGTTTGTTT